TATTTAGGCCCGTATGACCAGGGAGACACGAATAAAGATGGCGCGGCATCACCTACACAACCAAATTATTCGGGTAGTAACATTAGTGAGTTAACAATACAAGATTTACTTTTTTTAGAAAATCGAGATAGAAAATATGCTCCAGATGTATACACAATTAGGGGAATTTACAACGTCCAAGATATGGATTTTAATCTAAGTCAATTTGGAATGTTTTTACAAAATGATACAGTATTTGTAACAGTTCATCTAAACGATTCTGTTGAAAGATTAGGAAGAAAACCAATATCGGGTGATGTGATTGAATTTCCACATCTTAAAGATGACTTTAGTTTAGACAAAAATATACCTATCGCATTAAAAAGATTTTACGTGATAGAAGATGTTAATAGAGCGGCGGAAGGATTTTCACAAACATATTGGCCACATCTATTAAGATTAAAATTAAAATCATTAGTAGACTCTCAAGAATACAGAGACATATTGGGTGACGCTACAACACAAGGTTCACTTGCAAATTATATGTCTTCTTTCAACAAAGAAAAAGAAATTAATGATGCTATTGTAAATCAAGCAGAAGCAGATGCGCCTAAATCAGGATTTAATTACAAACAATACTACGTTGCCCCTATTGATGAGAGAGGTAATGTAAGATTAGATACTGTAAACAATACAAGTGATACAGTTTCAACTGATAAAAAAGTAAGTGCAGAGTTAGATACGCCTGCAGGCCATCACTATGGTTTCCAATTCCAAGGCGATGGTGTGCCACCAAATGGGCATCCATTAATCTCAGATACTAAATTTCCTCAGTCTAATGTAAACAAAGGTGATTATGTTTTAAGGACAGATTTCTTGCCGAACAGGTTGTTTAGATACGACGGTAATAGATGGGTGAGAATAGAGGACGCCGTTAGATTAACAATGACAAATAATAATACTAGAGGAAATTACAAAACTAAATTTATTAATAATAGTTCAACATCAACAATAAACGGTTTAACTGTAGAACAAAGACAGTCACTTACTGATGCACTTAAACCTAAGGAAGATGAATAATGCTACATTTTTACGAAGGGCAGATACGAAAATTTGTAACACAATTTATTAGAGTTTTAAGCAACTTTTCTATAGAAGAAGGTAAAACGAAGGAAGGCGAAATTAAACTACGTCAAGTACCTGTGATATACGGAGACATGACAAGGCAAGTTGCAAATATAATCAAAAATAATTCAGAGAATTTTTTACAATCTGCACCAAGGATAGCCGCATATGTTTCAGCATTAAACTATGACAGAGAAAGAATGCAAAATCCTTACCATATAGAAAAGCAACATTTAAAAGAAAGAGATGTCCTAGCAGACGGAACTTACAGTGACAAACAGGGTGCTGGATACACAGTTGAGAAAGTTATGCCTTCACCATTTAGATTAAATGTAAATGCAGATATTTTTACAACGAATACTGATATGAAGTTACAAATTTTGGAACAAATTTTATATCTATTCAATCCAGATTTTGAAATTCAAAAATCAGACAATTATATCGACTGGACAAGTTTAAGTTATATCGAACTGACCGGAGTTAATTTTAGTTCAAGAACTATTCCTGTTGGTGCAGATACAGAGATAGATGTTGCATCACTGCAATTTAGTATGCCAATTTGGTTATCACCTCCGGTCAAAATATCAAAATTAGGAGTGATACAAAAAATTATTATGAGCATATATGATGATGACGGCGGTATGAACAAAGGATTAATAGATGGAAGTTTAATATCGAGAAGTTATATCACGCCAAATCAATATGCAATATTTTTAACAGGAAATCAGTTAAGATTGATTGGCTCGAGTGGTACAAAAGTCACATCAGGAGGAGATGGTTTTTACACAGGCGCGAACGCACCAACTAATTTAGATCCTTTTGATACATTCGGTCCACCACTTAATTGGCAAATTTTATTGAATCAATATGGAAAAGTACAAAACGGAACCTCTCAGGTGCGACTAAAACAAGCAAATGGCAATGAAGTTGTTGGTACAATTTCAGTATCACCATTAGATGAAACAATTTTAGTTTTTAACATTGACGGTGATACCATACCCTCTAATACAGTTTCACTACCTAATGTAACAAAAATTATTAATCCATTAACTTTTACGCCACCATCTAATCTTGCAAATGGCACTAGATACCTTTTAATAAATGACCTAGGAGATTCAAGCAATACATTTGATGCAAGTGCATGGGGGGATTTCCATGCAAGGGCAAATGATGTGATTCAATATAATTCATCATCTAACAGTTGGAGCATTGTGTTTGATGCGTCTGATCCTGACTCAACAGAACACTACCTAACAAATTTAAACACTGGAATTCAATACAAGTTCAATGGGTCTGAATGGATCAAAAGTTATGAGGGTGTTTACACCGCTGGTAATTGGTCAATTATGCTCGACGGTAACAGTTCAGACTATGATGCATCTCAAGATACACCTTGATTTTAACAACTAAAAGTGTTATATTAATAGAATGGATAAAAATATAATATGTTCTGGTGCATTGTTTTATGCAACAAGCACTAAAAGGTTTATGTTTCTGCAAAGGACCGACAGGAAAACTGCTGGTATGTGGGGTCTTGTGGGTGGTAAGGCAAGATACACGGAATCTGCTTTTGAAGGTTTGAAAAGAGAAATATCAGAAGAAGTCGGTACAACACCCAGTTTTAAAAAGACTATACCCTTAGAACTTTTTACATCCAATGATCAGAAATTTATTTTTAACACCTATTGTATCTGTGTTGAAAATGAATTTATTCCAAAACTAAATGAAGAACATTCAGGTTATTGTTGGTGCGACTTTGAATCTTGGCCAAAGCCTTTACACGCAGGCTTGAAAAATACTTTAAACAATAAAAGTATAAAGGGTAAGTTACAGACTATTTTAGACTTGATTGTCTAGAGATTTCTCAAATCCCACATGGGGTTTGTTAAGTATTTTACTTCAAGTTCTCTACTATCACTGCTCGTACTAGTCCAAATGGTCCATCTGTATGTTTGTTGAGTTGAGTCACCGATGTTATTGTCTACAAAAACAAAACTTGCTGATTGAGTATTAAAGCCGGGGCCATCAGTGCCTATCACACAACTGCCGACTAAAGTATCTATAAAAGAAGCCGCTCTACCCGAATTACCAGCATACACAGGTACTTCATTTCTCCAACATCTTAAGATATGCCAACAAGCACCGCCTGGCGCTGTCGCAGTAAGAGTGCCCATCATTATCACACTCTGCACATCTGATGAAATTGTGTGGTCCATATCTGTTAATTCTAAGCCTACGTCTCCTGTTACGTTACCAGACGTATCTTTTTGATTCACTAATGTTTTTGTGACAACAGTTTTAGCAGAATTAAAAACGGTTCCTTGGAAGTCTTTTAAGTCACTCATTAAAATATTCTCCAAGTTGAGCCAGTGTATACCAGTCCTGTTGAACTGTTATTATTGCTGATTGTCATGTCTTGGGATAGAGCCATTATGGTGTTGCCGTTCCGGCCAATAGTTAAGTTATTAGAGCCAAACGCACCACCACCGTCTGCAAAGAATACTGCATCACCTGTGCTTGGAGAACCTGGCAATGTTGCTGTTACTGTATTTCCTGAAGTGTTGACAGCGTATCTTTTGCCGGACTCTACATTAAAATTGCTTGTTTTTATTTCAAAATCAGGCTCTGCATCTGAACTTCCACTGCCGTCGGTGTTTAAAGCCACACCGCCTGGTGTAGATCCGTCTGTTATCTTTAATGTGTTTGTATCTGTATCTAAAACAAGTTCTCCGTCTCTGCCAACGTATGAACTGGCCGAATGTGCTATATGTTTGGATACAATTTTTCTCGTTGCCATGTTAATATTTACTCACTTTTAATGTAAGATTTACCAGTAAGTTTTTCAATATCTCTAATCATCTCTTCCATATTGACACGTACAGTCTTACCTGTTTTTGTATTTCTTGAATAGTATTCCCACTCGCCTTGTTCGTTGTGAGGAGATATCTTAGTAACGTTACCCGCTTCATCTTGAACATAAACTTCAGCACTTGCGGATTCGTCCTTGGCATATATTTTTGCAAAGTTGGCAGTTGTTGATGGATCACCTGTCTGCACACCTAGTTCTGTCACTCCGCTGACTCTTAAGTTTGTATCGTTTAATAATTGTAACGAGTCAGATCTAAACCTTGCAGTGATCACATTTGATCCTGCCTTCCTGTGTGCTATCTCTATTATACCATCTTCAGAACCATCTGATGCATCTAGTATCTTACCTGTAATTTTTGCATAAAGCACTTCTTGGTCAGCATCATTCTCACCTTTGAATTTGATCTGTCCTAGGTAATCCGCATCTGCCGGACTTGAACTGTTTCTTTTTAATGATATTACTGGACCTGCTGAATTTGAATCTTCTGTTGTTGTTATTGTAAGTGAATCTTGTGTTGTTGTATTTGTAATTGTTTGTGAGCCAATAATATCTACTGTACCGGTGCCTTCTGGATCTATAATGATGCTCTGGTTTGATGCCGCTGATTTTATTGCATCTGTGAAAACACTTCCTTGGAATGTAGCATTTGAAGAGAATGTTTTTGCGCCTGTAATTGTTTGAGTACCACCAATGTTAACTGTACTTGCGGCTGAGACACTTTCCTCCCTTTTCATGTTTATTCTGTAAGCATTGACAGTTGTCGAAGACCCGCTGGTAGATGAGGCCTGTATAGTCACAGTACTTCCTGATATTGTAGCAGTAAAAGTTAACTGATCTGTGCCTTTGGTAGATACCATTGGACCTGTTGTGATATAGGCATCAGTTCCGTCAGTGACCACTGCGAGTTCAGTAATACTTGATGCATTGCTTTCATTAGAACTTGTTCCTACAACATAATAGAAAGCACCATGTATCGCTGAAGCATCAAACTGGTCAATTGTAGTGGCTGTCGAAGAAACTGTTGTTGCGGGAATAATCTTTTGATTTGTTGCCTCAAATCCTGCCTCGGAATCACTTAACAAGATTCTGTGCATTTTTACATTTAGGTTTGCCCTAGCACCCGATCCTGACAATGTGACATTGCTTCCACCTAATGTGGCTGTTAGTGTGATTAAACTGTTGCTTCCTGTCCTTACACTATTATAGTCTGTGAT